TTTTAGCTTTTTGCTTAGCTCTTTATACCCGATTAAATCTTCACTCATACGCGGTAACAGTGACGCTTATTTTCTTGCGAGAAAAAACGTCTCCGATTTCTGTGATTAAATATTGTTTGTTTCGGATAGTGACGCGATCACCTATCTTAAGGTTTTGTTCAACCTCATGCGAATAACGCATGTCTAACTGAATGCGTCCGACATTGTGATTTGCTTCGTCATCTTCCTGTAAATCGACCGAGACAGGTTTCAAGTCAACGTATCGACCAAATAACGCTTGATATTGCTCTGTTTCTTCGCCTGCAGCATCGGTTATCAATGCGCGTCTCTCAAAGAGTGCGAAGTTTTGCAGATATCGAGATTTAATCATCGCAAACTTTTAAGTCTTAAATGGCCGACACAACTTTTTAATATCGCTCTTATCATTTCTTCATCTAAGTTATTAGTGTTATCAAATGAATAACCGGCAACATTAAGAATTGCAGACTTTATAGACTCGTTTACCTCTATTTCATTATCTACTGATGGATTTGAAAGTGCCTCAACGACTGGCCTGTTTAAAAAAGCTAAAACCCTACCTTTTGCCGCCCCTAAATCAGTTGCTAGAATATTATCAAACTCTGTTTCTTCGTTTGTTATTCGCAACTGTTCTTTAAGCTCGGAAACCGTTGGAAAATCCATTATTTAGCCTTGTTTTGTGGGCTTCTTTTAGCTTTGTTTTGAGTTGATGTCTTTGCTTTTTCACAAAAACCATTTTTTTGCGCATAAGCAAGCGCAACACTTGGAATGTCATCGCCTTGCTTAATAACTGATTGATTATTACCGTCGAGGTAATAAATAAAGTCTTTTGATGCTTTCATAGTAAAAAAGGGGGCGTTAACCCCCTATCCTTAAGATGCTGCTTGCGTTAACACTTTGATTGCATTGCTGTCTGTTAACATCCCGCCAGTTCTGCGAGTCGTGTAAAAGTGAACATAAGGCTTATTCGTGTAGGGGTCACGTAATACACGAGTCCCAATGCGATCTACGATGGTGTAAGCTCTCGCAAAGTTGCCGAATAAGATAGAATTAGCATTAGCTGCCATATCTGCCATGTCTTCGTTTTCAGTAATTGCATAGCCTAGCAATTGAGATGGTGCCCCTGCTTCGATGCCTGGTCGCCACAGATAATTATTATCAGCATCTTTGAGTAATCGAATTTTACTTACGCTGATGTTATTCATCATCCAACCAGCCCCACCTCGATAGCCTTGTTTAAGACTATGTATCAAGGTGATTAGCTCGTCACCTGAGACATTTGAAGTTGCAGAGGAAACAAGATTTTGAATGGTACCAAAAGGCCTTGTGTCGTCATTTGTCGTCGCCATAGCGCCAGCAATCATGCCGCGAGGTTTATTAGTACCATCACCCAAAAGGTATGCCGCCCCCTCTTCTTCGTTGAATGTATATGCAACTTCTGCAGACAACCAACCTTCTGCGTCAAAGAACATATCATCAAGAGAAGTTTGAGAAGCTGCAGGGTTTGCATAAATCTCACCCATAGTCGCTGTAATTTGAGCTAGTGTAGGTGAATTTGTCTCCGGTCTTGCCGCTGTTTCACCCACCCAACCTGATCCAGCGCCACCAAGGTTTACTAACTTCTTGTAATCTGGCGTTGACACTGTGATTTGGCTACATACTTGACGCATTGGAGACATATCACGCTCTAATTCAAGGATTGTGCGATCTAGTTCTTCTGGTACAGCAAAACCGCCGTCTGCATCACTTCCTGTGTTAAGAGATTTTGTCTCAATCTCGCTTGCATCACCTTTACGCATGAACTTATCAAAACCTTTCTTGTACTCTTCTCGCGCTGCATCAGTGGTACCGGGGCGGTTTTGTTGCTTCTGTAGTATTTCCAAGCCTTTCTTGACTTGTTCTAACTCAGTAAGCTTTTCGTTAAGTGTTTCCACTTGTCCTGCAAGTGTTGCTTTCTCTTGCTCGACCGCTTCGACACGCTTGTCATTTGTTTTTTTAAACTCGTCAAACTTTGCACCCAGTTCGGTAGCAACGTTTTCGATATCTTTCAATTCGATAGCCATTTTTTAGGCTCCTTAAACGTAAAAAACCGCAATTAAGCGGCGTAATAAATTTTAATCAGATTAAATGCTGATTGCTTGTAAGGCTGCGAGAGCCTTTTGAGTGTCATTATCTGCGTCTCGCAGAGCCTTAAAGCCATCAGCCATAAATGCTTTAGCTTGTGAACGTGTAAAACCTACGTCTCGCAGGCATCTCTCAATCAAGGCAGGTTGAGGGATTTCACCGGTTTTAAGGGCTGTTTTCACGTCCGAAATTCTTGCTTCATCGTTTGCGGGGAATGTAACTAAAGAAACTTCCCACAAATCTATATCTTTTAAGATAAATGCGTCTTTTGAATTGTCATATTCATAATCATTTAATGTATAGCCAATCGATAATCCTGAAATAGACCCGGCTTTTAAATGAGAATGTGCCCGTTTTGCCAACGGATCGTCATCGATTAAAAGCCTACCTTTAACAAACAAGCCATTATCGTCCTCTTTCATTTCTGAATAAACGCCTATAGGCTCATCCATCTTATGTTGCCAGAGTAAAGCGGGTAATTGTTCTTTTTCGGACCATTCACTCAGTGAGCGTTCAAATGCACCCTTGGCAACAATATCACTGTAAGAGTCTTTGACACCAAATACTGAACCGTACCCTTCAAACTCACCTGAGTCTGACACTGATTTAATTTTAAGGCTCGTGTGAAGCCTATTCTTCGTTAGCATCGGCTTCTTCCTCTGTTCGGCCATTTATAACCATATTCATAGGGGTTAAATAGATATCACCGCCCTCTCGCGGGTTCATATCTTCTTTTTCTCTTATCTCGTTGGGTGACATAGCGCCGTTTTGCACCATTCTTGTGTAAAAATCTGCTCTTGCTTTCATATCACCACGTAGTAATGCGTTAACATTGAACTTGGCATATATTGTGCCCTGTTCATTTTCTGGAAATAAGGAAACATTGATGCGGCTTTCAAGCTTAGTTATGTAGGGCATCAAGGAATAATTAACAAAATCCAAGCCCTGATGTTCAATATTAGAAAATGTTGCTCTCTCTAAATCCCCAATCATATGCGGAGGGACGCGGAAAATACCCGCTATCTCGCTTCGTTGGTACTTTCTAGTTTCTAAAAACTGTGCATCTTCGGGGGTGATCGATACCTGAACCCATTCCAACCCACCCTCTAGTATTAACGGCTTAAAACTGTTGCCAGAACCTTGATATGTTTCCAGTTCGGTTTTAAGCCGATTAAATTGCTCATCCGTTAACTCGCCTTGGGTTTTAAAACCACCAAAGGGGCTAGCACCATTTTTAAATAATGATGAACCATGCTGTTCTGTTGCTTTTGCAAGACCTAGCGCGTGTCTCGTTTGTCCTATCGGGCTAACTGGTGTTAAACCGTCGAGCGTAAATGTTCTAAAATGCAATATCTCGTTTTGGCTTAACGTTGCAGTGGTGCCATTTTTAAACGTCACGTCATATTCAACTGAATAATCATTGTTTAATTTTGGCTTGACCGCTGATGGTGATAAAGGAAGTAGTTCAGTAACACGACCATTAACCCAATTAATATAACTATAATGGGCGCCTGTTAAGCATAAGTGCGCCATAACTAGTTCTTTCCACTCTTGTGAAGTCATGTAGTCATTAGGGGCGACTTTTAGTATTCGGTGTAAAGAGTGATCGCTATAAATCTCTTTTGATACGCCTAACTCTCTCATGACAGAGAGAGGTAGCATTCCAACTGATTCAGAAAGCACTTTTATGCACTGATAAACTGTGCTTATTTGCATAGCATTGGCAGACGTAATTTGAATGCCGCTATCAGTGTCATACCAAGAGCCAAGAACAGTAGCCAACTTTTCGGACGTATCAATAATCTCGGTATTTTTACGACCAAAAAGCCTTTTTATAAAATTCATATTATAGGGTTCTTATTCTCGGCTCGGGTGTTCGAGTGCCGTCTTCGGTTAATATTCGATTCATAGCCATAAACAACGCGACCATGCCGTCGATCTTGTTGTCTTGATGTTCTTTGTTAGGAAAATAGTTTTCGTTTCTGTCGAGTTTTACGACGATATTTGAAGCCATCCAATCCATAACTGGGTTCTTATCTCTACAAAGCTCACCGTTAACTACCTTTGCTTCAACTTCTTTCATCGCTTCAGAAAGATTCTTCGTTGTTTGCGGGATTTCTATCATCGG